ATGACTACCAGAAACTTCAACGCCTTTATAATTATAAACATTGTGTCCTAAAGTTTGCACTACTAATTCAACTTTACCACCTTTAGTATTATCACCAAGTTTAATATTTTGTATTTCTTTTTCTGAGCCGTCAGCCATTTGTATTAATGTATCAGGTGCAAAACAGAATGAACTACCTTTAGCACCAGCAGCATCAGGGCCAGATTGACCACTACCACCACCACCTTGAGGCCCACTTTTATCTTTGTCTTTGCCTTTATCACCAATGCCAAATGGCCCTTGCGGTTGTGATCCGCTACCGACTTGACCGCCTAAAGGCCCTGTTGGGCTTTGTTGGTTTTGACCTTCTTTTGCTGCAGCTTCTTCAGCAGCTTTAACCATAGCTAAAGCTCTAGCTTGTGAATATGCAGTAGGCCCAGTGCTACCTACTTGTCCAGTACCAGTACCTTCGAATCCTGTCGTTCTATCACCAGCATCACCCATGCCAAGAGAACCATCTAATAAACCTCTTACAACATTAGGTATTGTTGGCAAATTTAAAAGTCTAGCAAACAACATGTCGGGAAAAGATAAATTTATATCAGAAGGCATAAAATTACTAAATTGATTTTCACTTGCGTCAAATTTAGTTATGCTACCATCGGGATTTCTTGTAAATCTATCCTGTGCTTGGTTTTCACTAAATCCACCACGTTCACCGCTTCTACCTTCACGATCTTGTACTGGCAACGTAGTTTTTTCCATACCTGGTATAAAAGGTAAATTAAAACCAAACATATTACCATATTGATTAAATGGTTGTGGTGTATAAGTAAAATTACTTGGTTGATAACCATAACCACCACCAAAATTAAATGGCATTTGAAACTGATTACCAACAAAACTGTTTTGTGGTACTACGTTACGTATTTGGTTGTTTAAAACTTGAGTTGATTGTTGTAATTGATCTAAAAAAGAACCAGCAACAGGCATTTGATTTTGCACAGGTTGTTGCATTGGTGGTCGAAACATACCATCTTGAATTGGATTTAAAGAAGGATTATTACCAATATTTATTGGTAAGTTTACTCCTCTATTAAAACCTGGTAAATTTTGAAATCCTTGATCTCTATCATCAATACCGTCATTGTTTGAATCTCTAAAATCAGCAGTTCTCATACCTGTTCCAAATGGGATTTTTTGTGATCCTGGATCAAAAGCGTTAGGAAAAGAATTTACACCACCACTTACAGTTGTCATTGGTGGTTGCAGTTGATTCAACATGTTAGGATTTTGTTGAATAAAATTTCCAAGTAATCCCATTACATTTCCGTTTGCCATTATCTATATCCTTCTTTAATTGCTTCTACATCAATACCTTGTGCATCTGACCAAGTAGTACCTGCTGGTATTTGTAAGTTAAATTTAAAATATCTTGCTGATTTATGAAACGGTATTGTTCCTGTTGAGTGCATACTTGAAGCACTAGTAGTCGTAGCAGAGTCAGCAACTCTATTACGAAAACTTACCGTACCTGTAGCAGAACTTGTATCTACAATAGGTCTAACGTGTGTAACTAATGATCGGTTCATAGCAAATATTTCTGTCTCGCCAGTTCCAATAGCAGCTTCTAGTGCATCTCCTTCAAATGATCCTAATTTGTGATCTGTATTAAATACACCCAAAGTACGTAGACCACCAATAAATGCTGGGCTATCTAAAGATACAGTAATTGCATCTATGTCGTTAGTGCCTGATGCTGGATAATCATCTAGTTCCTCCAATGTAAGACCAGGTGACAAGCTATCAACGATAACTTCGTGATCTAATTCTACCAATGACCATCTATCACTTGCTATGTGGTATATAATAATTTTATCGTTTTGTGTACCTGAGTTGTTTCCAGTAGCAGATGGATATGACCACATAACTAATTTATTTTCATGGTCGTAAGCAGCTCTAACACGTTCTCTTAATGCAGTTTTTAAATCATTGTAGAAAAAACGGTCTACTTTGTTGGCACCAATAGGTTTTGATTGTGTACCATTAGTTACATAAAAACCATCTTCTGATAAATAGTATACAAGATTACCAACTTGAATTACGTTCTTACCTTGCACCGCACCTTTGTTTTCTTCTATACGTCTAAATGAAAACACTACATTACCACCACGATAGTCTACTCTAGTAATACGTGACTCTTGAAATATTAAACCATACTGACCACCAGTAATACCAGTAATAACTCCACCTTCAGGCAATACTTCAGAATCTGCTTGGTTTACACCTGCAGTCCATGATGTTGGATCGTTAAAACTTGACCACTGTACTTTGTTCTGTGCAGAAGGCTGAAAACCTGTAACTAAAAAATTACCAATTACGGCAGCATGTCTAAATGCTGGTGGTGATCCTGACAATGCAGCAAAATCACTGGAACTATCTAGTGTCCATGCTTGTGGTGCATCATCACCATTAAAAGCTACTACAACTTCACCAAACCTTACAAAGTCCCAATACCCTTCATCAGAGTAACTAAAAGTAGTGCCACCACTTTCATCAACAAAAGCATTTGCTGTTAGTTTATATAATTTGGTAGCATCACCTGCAAAGATAGATACAACACCACTGTCAGATTTAAAGGCTTTGGCACCCTGACATCGTGCATCTAGTGCGTTACTTGAGGTAACTGAAATATTGTTAAATGGTCGATAACTATTTACTGCAGGAAAAACATTCTTTGCCTCAGTAGCACCAGGATTCACGTGATCGGGTAGGTCAGGTAGCCATTCTCCAAAAGGTACTTGCATTATCTTACGTTATCAATGTTGTTTATACTTATACCTGATTGTTGTACTAATGGTGTAGCGTTATATTTATCTTTTTCATCTGCAAGTTCTACTTGTTGTAGTGCAGCTTCGTATTGACCTTTGAACTGAGCAACAGTTTGTGGATCCATACCACGAATAAATGTACTAGCAAAATATAACGAACCATAAAGATATACATCAGGATGATTAGTTAGAATATGATTGGTTGTAGTTGATGAGCTTAAACTATCAAACGCTTTGTAAAATACTATAGTAGCTGTGTAGGTGCTATCAGGTGAAGGACTAAATCTAAAGTTTGTACCCTCGATAGAGTATGCACGTGGTCTACCACTTGATGAACCACCTTGTGTTTCTGCTTGATGAAACGGTGTCATAAACTGTAAAGCTGTTTTAGGATTAGTAGCTAAGATAAAACTGCGTGTTTGCAAAAAACCAGTGGGTAGTGCTTCGGTCTCTGCATCAATACTAAATGAAGTGTTAACTGTCTCCATAGCACGTACTCGTAGTCTACGATTAAAATCTGCTTCTGTTAGTTTGATAAAATCTACAATCTCTGTAGTAAGATCATCACGTGCTAAAAAGTTAGCGATTGCTGTTTGTAAGTTTGCGTATGTATCTAAAGCCATTATAATCTTTTATCTCCTGTTCTAAAATACATATACTCATTACTGTTTACCATTTCACGTACCAAACTTTTTTGTTGTTCGTTATCTAGCTTGTAAAAGTTAGAATGACCAAACCGTTCTTTAGTTTTTACTTTTAACGCAATCAGGGGTATCTGTGCAATACGTTGAAACTCACCTTTTTGTGCTTCAGGTATATGATTACGAAACATCTTATTTTGTTCTAAGATTGGTGTAGTGTCTTGCGAACTTTTAACAACAAGTTTACGTGTGCCTCTGTCAATGTGTACATCCTGATTAGGGTTGTAAATGTCATCCATGTTACAGCTCCGTAGTATCTACATTGTAAGCATCAACCAATACTCTCCAACCATAAGTGTCTGACATAAAGACAAGTCCAATACCTGTATTTTCAGTGGTTATAGTAAGGTCTGCTGTTGCACCTTGTATTTTTTTACCGTTTCTAGCTACGGTTAAATTGTTGTTATCAAAAGATGCAGCACTATCTAGTATGTGTATTTCATCACCAACTGCAGGGGATGCAGGTAAAGTAACGGTAAATGCACCACCTGAAGTGTCTGCAAGTATTCTATCTCCAGCTACTGCGGTAAAGTTTGCAGTGTAAGCAACCCATCTTTTAGCAAAGCCATTAATAGCACCAGTAGTAGTAATAGTATCGATAAACGCATCCTTAAAGTACAAAGAGGAAGTACCTAAGTCTACATCTGAATCTGTAACTGGCCCAAGAACACCATTAGATATAGTTACTTGTTCATCACCAGCAGCAACAAAAGCAAATGAATCTGATGCGTGTTTATAATGAATACCACCTGAGTTAAATGCAGCATTATCTCCAAAGTCTATTAATCCTATGTTATTAGCACTACCAGCCATTTGAATACCTGGTCTGTTATCATCTTCAAATACAGCACATTGATTACTTGCATATAGTGGACTTGATGCTAAATCATTTACTACATGAAGTTTTAATGCAGGACTATCAAAATTAATTCCTACACTTACAGGTATATCTTTAAATATATTTGCTATAGTCATTTTCTTAGTGGCAGTTGCACTAGTGTCTACTATAGGTAATACATCATCTGATGCACTAGATGTTAATGCTGTTAATTCACTAATCTTACTATCAGCCATGTCTTATCCTCTTTCTTAATACTTTTAATCTTTGTTTGTTCTTAGTTTGTTGTTTTGTATCTTTTTCTTTTGACTTCAATACGTCAACTAATTCACTAAATTTCATTAGTTTTGAATTGGCGTATCAGTCTCATACGATACACCGACACCTTGTTCAAGTATGATGTTATCGCCACCCTCTTTTAAAAGGTAGGTTAAATCTTCTACTAATATTGCATCATTCGGTACGTCAGTTCTACGGTTACGATACCTGTCCTGACTACGAATTGATATAAAACCTGGTCGCATTATTGACTTAGTTCAGTTACTCTTGCAGTTCCTGTAGTAGAACCAATTCTTAAAAATGCAACTTTATCAGCACCAGCAACTCTTAAATACTCTACAGTAAAAGCTGGTAATATAAATGATGATGAACTTGCAGTTGGTGCAGAAGAAATTTCTACATAGGCATCTACAGTTGAAACTACTCTAATATCTCTTGTCTGTGCATTAACAGCACTAGAAGCAGCAGATGAGTCAGCTACGGCTACAGTCTGAGTAGCACCTGGTTTAAATGTTGTTGGAGCTTTATTCATTTTTTTTCCTTAAATAAAAGGGAGGGGCCGAAGCCCCTCACCTAATTAGTTTTATTGGTTGATGTCAAGAATGATGCCGTGTGCAGCTTCATTTCTAACTTCAAGAGTATACTCAACTAAAAGTTGTTTCTTCTCAGAGTCACCAGTTTTGGCAAGATCCTGAACTTGGAAATCTCTTAGGTAAGCAGTTGCCATCATATCACGCTGAATGATGAATACATCTTTAGCGTCTGTAACAGCCATTACTCTGTTTGGTACCACTCTTAGGTCTCCGAAGTCTGAAGAATATACGTCAATAGCCGCAAATTCTGTCTTAGCTTCAGCAGGGCCAAAACGAGTTGTATTAGCGTTGAAACCTGAAATTACTTGTTTCACAGATGGTGGGCATACTAACATGTCCATTTCTCCACCTGACTCATACACCTCTTTGATAACAGTCTTAAGGATTGTTTCAGTTAAATCCCTGTCTGTTCCTGAACCTGGTAAGTCAGTACCTGAACCAGTAGAAAGTGAACCAGAAGTTCCTGCATCACCGTTAGTTTTTAACCAAGTAGGAATAGATCCTAGCTCTCTAGCAGCAGTTGCAGAACCTGATACTTGTACATTTGGCTCGATTAGATCGAACTCCATATCTTTCTTAAGTTCTTTTGATTTTTTAGCAATCTGATAAGCCATTTCATCAGCTCTACCTGCAGCGTCAACAGCAGATTGAGTTCCTGAAAGTGCTATCACTTTGTCAGCAATTTGACAAAAGTTGAAAGCTCTAGTTGTTGCACTTAGTGCATCGATAGTTGCGTCATCACCTTCAATAACTGCGTTAGTTGCAGGTGTAGCGAGACTATCTAATTGCCATTCGTGTTTTGTAGACTTAGCTGCAGTTCTAGGAATTGCAGAAAGTATAGGAGTATCTTCGGGAGAAATGTTATAAATTACATCCACTAAATCCTCTCTAATACCTACCGTCTCAAACGTATCGAATAAGTTTGTTGGTTGTGCCATAAGGCCTCCTTGTTATTAGTTAGATTAAATTACGAAAGAACTTGGCAGCATCTCTGACTTGCCCAGTCTTACGTAGTTTTGAGAGTTGTTGACGTCTTGCCTCTGCATTAACCTGACCTTTACTTTTCGCCACTCCACCTTTGACAACTTTAGGAGCATTAGCCACTTTTTTCTTTATTCCTGGCTTTGCTTTCTGTAGATTACGATAGTTCATCGCATCTTTAACAAGCATCAC